GCTGAAGCTTGGGTTCTTGAATTGAAATTTGATTTCATCTGCTTTTATGCTTGATGCACCAAACACTAAAAGTAATATCCATCCAAGAACTAGTAATTCTTTATCCTTCTTTAGTTTCATCTTTTCCTTTTTCCTCTTCCAAGTATTGTTGACGCTCACGATATTCTAAAACTACATTGATTTTTTGCTGTAATCTTATCATATCTTGGTCTAGCATTCTTAATTGGTCTGTAAGTTTGATACTTGATGCAAACATACGACCTAGTGCTGGTTTAACTTCAACAGTTATGAACTTCCATGTGAAATAGATGAAGTATCCCATTGCAAGTGCCATTGCAACTGGGAATCCGAACTCTGCTATTATTTGAGCAATCTTCTCCATCAATCTCTTCTTGCATCGATTTTTCCATCCTCTACAAAATTTTCAGCTCTTGCAACCCTATCAATAGGTGGTGTTAATTCTAATGCACTACTCACTAGTAAATCTATCCTTAAAATATCGTTATTCATGACTGAAGCACGAGTTTCCAACATTTTAATAATATTTTCTGTACTCTTTATTTGTCCTAAAACAGAATCAAAGATATACTTCATACTCAAAAATATGAAGAATGCCATAACAACTGCACCAAATATAGGTACACCCACTTCACTTAAAAAATTCAATAAAGACATAATCTCTCCTGTTCGTAAGTATTTATAAAAGGAGAGGTCTTAAAATGGTAAAACTACCAAATTAAAAGGTCATAGATACACCACATCCACATGATGCAGAGACATTTGGGTTGTTGAAGATAAATTCTTCACTTAATCCAGTTTTAGTGAAATCTAAAACTAAATTATCTAGGAATGGTCTTGAGTTGTTATCAATATGAATAGAGAACTTACCATAATCTAATACTTGGTCAGAGGGTTCACTGTTGGTGTTGAAATCAAATATGTATTCATATCCATTACAACCACCACCAGTGATTCCTAGTCTGATTTCAGATGTACCTCTTTCTTCTACTTTCTCAATTAATCTCAAGATTGCAGAATCAGTTAATTCAATATTAACTATCGGCTTTGAGTATTCTATAGGCTCCATAGACAAGTCCTGCCCATGCTAACCAGTGAACAATCGGGCTTAATACCAATACTCCGAGAGAGATACCAACTATAACAGCACCATCTAAAGATGATAACTCTTTTAGTCTATCTTTACAGTAATTAACAATATTATTCATATTATTTTTTCCTCTATTTAAACTCAGCTATATTACCAGATTCGTCTCTAGTTATGATATTAACTAGTCCCAATCTCTTTCGTCTAATCAACTCGTTTTTTACTTTTTGTCTGAGCTTTGGTTTAGTGTTATCATTATTATAACATTCTAACAACTCTTTTATTGATTGAGTTTTCATATAATGATGTTCGATAGTAGTCTTTTTAGTATTCCTATCATATCGTGCATGAGATTGTTTATACTTAACTGGCATAGTGTTAGTATTTATAACATTAAATACCTATATATTCTGAATTGTGACATTTATGTGACATAAATATACCTATGATGAATACGATGAATAAAATATTTAAAAAATTTCACAGATTAATGAAGTCTGGACGAATGCATAAAGTATGTAAAGCTTGTGGAGTAAACTCTAACTCTTAAGTTTCTTTACCTCTTTTTCTAACTTTTCAATCCTTTCTAGCAAAAGCGGATGCTTTACGAACCACTTTTGTTCTTGTTTTATGATATCAAGTCCAATCTTTTCTTCTAACCACTTGTCAAGTTTCAACATAGTTTTACTATTTTTAACATATGGTATCTTAAGAATCACTCTTAATAATGTCATTACTAACTGGAACATTACTTATTAACTACTCCTATGTTGTACTTTGGAACAAGATTCCACTCATGTTTTTCTTTATGTGGAAGTACTTTGATTTGAGACATTGGTGCAATTGGGTCATTGTGGTTATTAGATATCACTTTGAGTAGACCCCATTCTTCCAGAAGTCTTGCAATAGAATTTCTTCTACCAATATCAGATTCAATTAGACTGCTATCCTTACCATCTAGTAAGAACAGTTCTTTAAAATGTACGAGGAAATATCTACCTCGTTTGTGAAGTATATGGCAAGATTGGTAAAGTATTTTTTCTTTACGAGATGCAACACCGATTCGTGTTAGGGTTTCTTTTACTTTTAGAAAATCATCTTGTTGTTTTAACTCTACCTCTACCATGTTGGAGAGGTCATAACTCATTATTGTCTCCCACCTTTTTTCATTCTCTCTTTCATTATCTTTATTTCCTTTGCAGATAATATCTTATGATATTCTTCTGCTTTGGTCATTGAACAGTCATAATAAGTTGCAATGACTTTCATGTTTTCCAATACTTTAGGTTTACTCCATTTTGCAAACCTTTTTCTTTTTCTTAAAGTATTTAGGAAATAATGAAATTGAAGAGACGAATCTAGGTGAGATTTCGAGTTCATTTCGTTTACATACATGATGCAATCTTGATGATAAGATAGAGACTTATTAGTCAAGAATGGTGAATATGACTTTTCTGCAATATCATCTACCATGATATCTTTCTTGGTAAAGGTCACTGCATTAACAAAGTCAAATGGATTCATTTTGAGTTATCACTTTTTCTTTAAGGTTAGTAGTTGAAAAGGAATGTTCTCTACTAGTGTAGTAGATTTCATGAAGTCCTTTCCCTGTAAATTCTTTGTTTGCCCAATCCTCTCCTATAAATCTTAAGTGGATGGGTCTTGTTGCTTCTAACAAATCAAGTAAACTTTGTTCAGTGTCATAAGGTATAATTTCATCAACATATTTTATTGCATCCAGTTGTATAAATCTTTCATATACAGATTGGATAGGTTGACTCTTTTCTTGTCTGTCAATTGATGGGTCTGTTTGTAATCCTACAATTAAATAGTCACAATTCTCTTTTGCCTCTTTCATCATTACTACATGTCCAGAATGTAATAAATCAAATGCACCACATGTAAATCCTACTATTTTATTTGATTCTTGTTTCATACCATACCCATGCTATAATTAACATTACCAATGTCACATCTACTATTGTTATATCACTTGTCATAATAAATTGGAGCGGAAGGAAAGAATTGAACTTTCATCTAAAGGTTGGAAACCTCTTGTAATAACCATTATACTACTCCCGCATTATCTAATAATATCTATATCATCTGGATTTTCATTCCATACTTCCATTTTAGTTCGTAATCTTCCATCTGTCAAGAGTTTTTCGTATCTCTTGGAAGATTTGTTTTTCCAGTATGCAACTAGGTTATCCATTGAGAACCTATCATAATTTTCTGCTTTCTTTAATTCTGTTTCTTTACCAGTAATAACTTCTTTAACATTACTGAATCCCATAGTTGAAACATAGTATCTTTTTCTTTCTTGTAAGTCTTCTGCATTCTTCATTACTTGTTTAAAGTGTGTATTATCATCAAGTGACTTACTGATAATACCAACCATTTTTGCTTGACACTTCATCTTTCTACTTGATGCTTCTGGCCAAACAAGTGGTGTTCCATCATTCTTTTCTACAAACCATTTTTCTAAATCTCTAAAGTATTCATCATTCATCAATGGTGCAAATTTACTTTCAGTTAGTCCCTGTCCTTTTATAAAAGGTTTGAGTCCATCATATTGAGACATACTTTTAGATGAACCATACAAGGATGTAGTTTCAAAATGACACATATCCATATCATATTTTTTGTTTACAACTTCTCTCAACTCATGTGATAAACACATTAGTGCAAGTAATTTACCACCAAGATAATTAAATCCAAATGGTTGAACTGGAATGATTATCATACCCATCAATGCATGTTTATTGAATACAGGCATTTCATTTGCACCAAGAACTTCACCAAAGTATGTATTTCTAGGTTTAATGTTCATCATAGGTGAACCCATTCTACCAAAACCTACAATTTTACCAGAGTTTTTTTCTCTAACCATAAAGATAACTTTACGGCCTGGATTACTCATTTCTATTACTTGAGAAGATACTACACTTAAGTAATCATGATAAACCTGTGGGACTGGATTCCAATCAATAATAAAATCCATATCGTTTGGATGAACAGTAAAGTCTTGAAAGAAATCATCTGATACATTCATACCTAACAAAGGTGTTGGCATTTCTTCTACTCTTTCAAGTTTCACTTTACGAAAGTATTCACTCATATCATCAAACTGATTATAGTATTCTTCAATTTTAGATGCAGCGTATTGTGCATCTTCGTTTGATAGAGTTAAATTACAAATCCATTCCATACTTTATTATACCATGAAATCTATAATTGTCGATGTATTGTTTTTAAACCTATCAACAGTTATATCTATGGCATTTTCAATTTGGAGTGCCCAAGATTGTTGATTATGTTTTTCCCAAGTCATTTCTTGTATTTCTTTTCTATCTACATTCTGAAAAGAATTTATTGCATCTACTAATGCATTACCATCACTATCTGGGATTTTCTTAAAATGTTCTGGACTTGCTGGAATCAATTCTGATGCATGGTCTCCATCTTTATCAGTATTTAATATTACTGGAATACCACACGATAAAGCCTCTAGTGCAGTTATTCCCCATGTTTCTCTATTCCATGTTGAAAAAAATGTTCTACATTTTGATATGTTTTTTAGAACTTCATTATGTGGTAATCCCCAAAGTGTATTATCCCAGTTTTTATTTCTTTCAAAGTATTTGTCATTTTTAGGATGTCCTTGAGTTTCATTAGTAAGAACAAGTGTTTTTAAATCAGTATTCTTTGTAAGGTGTTTTAACTTAAATGGATTTTTTTCTTTATCACATCTACCAATAGTTCCACAATCAAATTCTATTTCTTCTATCTTTGGTTTTGTTCTACAGTAAGCAGGATTAATTAAATTATACTCAACTATTCTATTGTTAGTTCTTTCTGCCATTTGTTTGTAAAACTTTTGTTGAAACTCTGATACAAAAAACATTGAATGACCAGCATCAACAAGTTTGTTCCATCTAGAAATTATAGAAGTCATAGGATAAAAACAATGTTCAACATTCATTATTGGAATATGTGATTTAGACATTAATGCACCACTAAAAGATGCCCATGCAAAATTATTAAGTATAACATCTGCACCTACATTTTCTGCTTTGTTAATAATGTCTTGTTGTGTTTTTTGTTTATCTTTATGTGAAGAGTCGTCTGGTTTTATGTATGGAATCTGATATACTTCTACATCAAAGTTTTCTGTAAGACTCTTACAAAACATTTCAGTACCACCACTAACTACTGGATGGTCTAAAGGATTATCATATGGGTCTTGAAATGGTAATAGAATTTTCATAATACCTCACATATATAATTTTGCATACTTATTTTGTTTACTGTATATCCAAATTCTTCAAGAAGTTGGGAAGTTTTATCAAACTCACTACCCCACATTTCAATAAAGATTCTTGGTTTACATCTTAAAATAGTTTCTCTGCCACCCTTTAATACTTTATATCCATGTCCTTCAACATCAATCTTCATAAAATCTATTTTATCAAAGTTAAAACTATCTAATGTTTTTGTTTTTACAAATACTTCTTTCTTATTTCTAAATCGTTTTTTTTCTAAAGAAGACATACCAGAATTTTTATCTTTTGTTGTCATAATAGCTTTAGTCTCAATATCGGATAAAGCATATTCATGTAAAGTTATATTATTTAATCCTTTACAATTTTCTTCATGACATTCTCTATGCATTGATAATGGTTCAAAACATATCACTTGAGAGAAATCCATAGACAATCTTTTAGTCCATATTCCAACATGAGCACCAATATCTAAACAAACATCACCAGACAAATTTAATTTATTATAATCTCTTTTTTCATATTCGTCTGACCAAAATGAAGCAGTATCTTTATCTGGCAACCAAATTCCTTGTTGATATCTCATATTGCACTATCCATTCTATCAGAGAATTGTTTTGAATACTCATCCAATGATAGTAGCACCTGTTTGTAATTATTTCTATATTCTTCTAATTTTTCTTCAAATACATTTTTATCTCTTAACATAAGTATCTTATCCTTAAGTTCTTCAAAGGTATATACTCTTTGCCATCTATCTATATTATATGTGTTGTTGCAATCATAGTTTCTCCAAACAAATGGAATCATACCAATAGATAATGCTTCTGGATATCTGGATGTTGTTGCAGTGTCATCTAACCAGTTAAAACATAGTGTAGACCTAGCAGGTTCTAATAATGGATACAAAGATGTCCATTCTTTAATCCAAGGGGCTCTTCTTTTAACTCCACTTGGGAATCCACCAACCATTACATTAGTTAAATCTTTATCACGATAAATTTGTTTAATAGTTTTTTCTCTGTCATTACCATGTTTCATTCTACCCCAATATGCCCAATCAGTAGTATATTCTCTTCCAACCATTTCTGCAAGTGGATTAGATAATGTTTGTATAAAGTGATACTTCATACCATGTATGTTTCCAGAGAAGTCAACTTCATCTATTGTAGTAAACTTCTTTAGATTAACACCCTTAAATGTTTCATTACGATATAATTCTTCTGTATCACCTCTATCACTTCTAAACATAATAACAGTTTTATTTTCAAAATAAGGTCTAATAGTTTCCATATGACTTTCTGATTTTGCAAGGTCTTTAGGATTCATTTGAAGTTCACCATGATATCTAAACTCTGAATCAGATGGTATAACAATTACATCTGCACTTTCTATGGATTCTGGAGTTCTCTTTGGTCTATCTTTACCAAAAGAAACATTATAAGTGTCGTATTCATATTGTGGATTTTGATTCATCCACTTAACATAATTCTCAAAGAAACTATCTAATACAGTTTCTAGTGGGCCATTGTATTTTACATTACTTCTTAATCTTGCAATTGTTATTTTCATTTGTTTGTCCAAATATGAACAGTCCAACCTACAAGTGCAGTAAACAGTCCACCTAATATTACTAATAAAAATTCATTCATCCTTCACCTCTCCATATATCTGGAAATGGTATTGCTTGATACAACTGTCCATCTAGTCCCCATGAATAATGTTCTGGATTACCTTTATTTAAATCTTGTTCAGTAAAGTAAATTGACTCTGGAAATATATCAAATGCAATTGTCACTCTTGGTTTATCTTCAAGCCAAGGTGAAGACGAATGTTCATATCCACTTGCAGAGTATATCAACATATCATCATAGTCTTGATGGACAACCCATTCATTCTCTGGTTGTTCTGGCCCTACTCTATAAGTGGTTGTAGATGGTTCTACATTTGCACAATAGAACCCATGATATATGTGTGGATGCATTACTTCAATATGTTTATGAAAAGGTATGTGGTCATATCCTTTATCATTTTTTCTTTTTGTATAAACATTAAACCATCCATGTATATAATATGATTCTCCAGATTCATGAACCTGTGGATTACTATAAAAGAAACGATTTAGTTTCCAATATAAATCTGCAAAGGGTCTTAATCCAAATGTAAATGGATTATAGGTTTTATAATATTCAGTTTGTTTTGTATCTAAATGAAACTGGTGTTCATGTTCCATGTTGGTCATGTCTTCACCATCTTTAGCTGCACGAACATATGCACGAAGATTATTACTAAATTGATTTGGTGTTGCAATTCCATCTTCATTATGTGCAAAGAATGGATGGTTTTCGTTTTCAATACACCAATCAGTAATAAACTTGTAGTCTATTTTACAATTCTTTTGTATAAAAAAATCAGAACTCTTTAACACCACTTCTGTCCTCATATTCTAATCTGACAATAACATGGTCGTTTTCTCTAATTCCTTGTTCATATAAGTGTTGATACATTGTATCTGCACCAAGTCTAACACCTGTTTTATGACCATGCCAATATGAAACTGCAACTAGTATTATTACTAATACATATAATCCAATAGTTATTTCCATCTGCACTCCATCATAAGTTCTGTTAGACATGCAACAATATTGACTTCTTGGTCAACTACAAATGCAGACTTATAACTGTAGTCTGCAATAATGATAACTGCCTGTGGTATACTTTGTGGTTCTAGAACCTCATAAAGTCTATCGTAAATGTTTCTGAATAATCTTACTGGGTCATTGTCTACATTTTGTGCAACCCACTTTCTCATGTCTGAATATCTTTTTGTTTTGATATGGTCAAGTAATTCAGAAAGACTTTCATCACTGATGTTTGATAGGATACCTACATCTATACTACCACTAACTGCATATCTTTGTAGTTCATTGATGGTTCTACGAAAGTCTGGAAAGTATTTCATTACCAGTTCTTGTAGAACTTCGGAGTTCCACTTTACACCTTCTGCATCAAGTATCATCATAAGTCTTGCCATGAATACAGATGCAAGTCTTGGTCTTTCACTTGGTGGTATTTTGAAATCAATAACAGTACATCTTGAATGCAAAGGTGCAATCAATCTGTTTTTAAAATTACATGTAAAGATAAATCTACAGTTCTTATGGAACTCTTCTATGAATCCACGAAGTGCTGGTTGAGTTGATTGTGCATTTAGATAGTCTGCCTCATCAAGGATTACTACCTTGTTCCCACCACTTAATGAAACTGTAGATGCAAAGTTTTTGATTTTAGTACGAAGAACATCAATACCACTTTCTTCTGAACCATTAATTAGAATATAATCACAACCATGCATTTCACATAATGCTTTTGCAATAGTTGTTTTACCAGTACCAGCAGTACCAGTGAGAATCATGTTTGGTATTTCATCTTTGATATCAAAAAAAGTTTGTTTGATATCTGCTGGAAGAACACAATCCTCTATTGTTTTTGGTCGATACTTTTCAACCCATAAAAATTCATCACTCATAATCTCACCATTTCATTATATAGATGTTCATAATCCCACCATTATGAACCGAGTCAATCCCCAAGAGAGAGAACAGATTGACACCCTTGAGTACCAATGTCTAGTACCTACAAAAGTATTTATTAAGAACCAAAAGTTGAATCTGGTTCAAGTGCAATAAAATATTCCACACCTTTGTTTTTTGCAACAAAGTGAGAAAGACCTTTTGATGATACATAAACTGTATACTCATCTTTCACAACTTTGATGTTTTCCATTTTGAAGTTCATAGAATAAGTTTGTCCATCACCATCCATAATTACTTCACTAAAATGGTTTGATGTTGGATTCTTTTTATCCCTAACATTCAATGTCACTACTGTACCATTACTTTCTAGAACTAAATCTGGTAGAGATAGAACTGAACTTGCTTTCTGCAATTTAGAAAGTAAAGTTGTAGATAATTCAAACACAACCTCTGGGTTAGGCATTGTAATATCTTTTTCTGGTGGTGCAATAATCATTGATGCATCTGCATAATTATATGTTGCACTTGCACCATCACCACTGATATTTACAGAGTTTTCACCAAAGTCAAACTCTGCATCATTACCTAACAACGAAATTGTTGCAAGAAACTCTGGTAAGTCATATACAGAAAAACCTGTTGTAAAGGTATCTCCTACATTTGCTTTACCAAAGATATTCTTCATAGGTGAAATCGTTTTGATTTCATTCCCAGTTTGTACTGTAATACCATTATTGATACTACTAAAGTTCTGTAGAACTTCAAATGTACTGTCACTTATTTTCATAATATTCCTCTTTATAATGCAGCTCTCTTGTCCACTTCTAAATCATGCACATAGAGAGCAAATAGTGCATAGTGTAAAACTTTCATGAGGTCAGCACGATTATGTCCTTGTTTCTTTCCATATCTCTGTGCATATTTAAGAATGTTTCCAATACAGAAACCTTCTCCATGACCACCATCTATAATAAATTCTGTTGCTTGGTATTGATTTTGTGAATAATGTTGGTCGTATGTTTTATTCACATATTCAGTTAATTGTGCGATATACTCGTCTTCGTTGTATTTGTATTCTATTTTCTCACTCATATTATTATTATCTCATGAAATTGATATTTGTCAACTTCTATATTTTTTAACACCTTCTAAATTAAATACATTAAATCCATCAAGAAGTATCTCTTCATCTTCTTGAAGATTTACTTTTAAATCCTCAAGTTCCCATTCACTTATTTGAAACCACTCACCTCTAAGCTTTGTATCTGAATATGCAATCTTTAAATTGTTTTCATATTCTCTATGAGAGGGAATAGGGTCTGTAAAAAACTCCATCGTTAATTTTGATGGATTACCAACTTGTAATGATTGCAATCTTCTTTCTGCTGTTT